AAGTGGAAATGGTTATTCACGTGCTAACAAATATACTATTACTTCAGGATTAGCTGAAAACATCTTTACTGGTGATTTAGTTATCATAACTGCAGATGGCGTTATAACACCTCATTCTGCAAGTGAAGTTAATAATATAGGAGTTTTCGCAGGAGTATCTTATACTGCTTCAGATGGCTCATATGTTTATTCACAGTACTGGCCATCAGGAACAACTGCAACTAATATAGCTGCATATGTTTATGATGATCCATATACAGTGTTTAAAGTTCAATCTGCAGGAACACCTGCCCAGACTAACATTGGTAATTGTGCTGAAGTTGTCGCTGGTGCTGGTTCTACTACTACAGGTCAATCAGGTTTTGAAATCAATGGAACAATGGCAGCAGGTACTGCAAGTTGTAAAATCCTTGGTTTATATGAAAGCCCTGATAATGCCTTTGGTACAAATGCAATAATGGAAGTTCTTATCAATGAGCACTTGCTCAAAGATAGTGCTGGAATATAGGGAGATTTAGACAATGGCAATGAATAGAGCACAATTTGCAAAAATGCTTGAGCCTGGTTTAAATACCTTGTTCGGCTTAGAATATGACAGTTACCCACCAGAGTATGCAGCAGTATTTGAAAGCAATACTTCTCAAAAAGCATTTGAGGAAGATGTATTGTTAACAGGTTTTGGTGCAGCTCCAACTAAAGACGAAGGTGCAGGAGTATCTTATGACTCTTCATCACAACAATGGACTGCTCGTTATCAGCACGAAACTGTTGCTTTAGCTTTCTCTGTTACAGAAGAAGCTGAAGAAGATGGTCTTTATGGGTCTCTAGCATCAAGATATACAAAGGCGTTAGCGAGATCAATGGCTACAACCAAAGAGATCAAAGCATCTAATGTATTGAATAATGCAACGAGTACTGCTGGTGGAGATGGAGTGTCCTTATTAAGTACATCTCATCCAACTCAAAATGGCAATCAAAGTAATACTTTGGCAACTGCTGCAGATTTATCTGAGACTTCATTAGAAAGTATCTTGATAAACATTGCAGATATGAAAGATGATCGTGGTCTTAGGATCGCTGCTCAAGGAACAATGTTAATTATTCCTACTGCATATACTTTCGTAGCCGAGAGATTACTAGAAAGTCAATTAAGAACTGGAACTGCTGATAATGATCTCAACGCAATTAAATCTGGTGGATATTTACCACAAGGTTACCATGTGATGAGAAGGTTAACAGACAGTGATGCGTTCTTTATTAAGACTGACGTACCTGATGGTCTTAAAATGTTCCAAAGAAGTCCTATGAAAAAAGGGATGGAAGGTGATTTTGAGACAGGAAATGTACGCTATAAAGTAAGAGAAAGATATTCTTTTGGTTTTACTGATTGGCGTGGTATTTTTGGTACAGAAGGTGCTGCATAATAATTAAGATGGGAGAGGGGATAACTCCTCTCCTTAACATAACCCTTGACTGCGAAAGCAGACAGTTGCCAAGACAAGGAGATTGACATGGCTAAATCGACTTTTTCAGGACCAGTAGTATCCAATAATGGTTTTATATCTGCTGGCTCTAATAATATTAAAAACATTACTGCAGAAACAACTTTAACATTTAATGATCATGCTGGTCGCATTATAGAAGTAAATGATGCAGATGGTGCAGTAACATTACCTTCTATAGTATCTGCAGAATTAGGTGCAAAATACACATTTTTTATAGGTACAGATGCAACAGACTTAGATATTAAAACTGATGGAACTGACAAATATGTTGGGTCAATTATGGTTGCAGTCACAGATGGAGCAAAAAAATCTTTTATTCCAGGAGCTACAAATGATGTAATATCATTAAATGGTGGCACACAAGGTGGTGACAAAAATTCATATGTTGAGATTACTGCACTTGCAACTGCTGAATATCTAGTGCAAGGCGTATTGATTGGTTCTGGAACAGTAGCGACACCTTTTGCTGATAGTTAATAGGAGAAGTAAATGGCTGATATAACATCAAGCACCATTCTTTCTGAAAATACTCATCAAATTGTTATGGCATTTCAATATCAGTATGTAGATACTGGAGATGAATCTGCAGTAAAAAAGGTAGATGTTTCAACATTACAATCAAACGCCAATGGCAGTCCATGTACAGGAGTAAAGATTACAAAGTGTACTTGGGTTGTCAAAGGCATGACTGTAAGAGTTTTAGCAGATGCTGATGCTGATATTATTATGCTAAATCTTGATGAGGGTCAAAGTGGTGAAGTAGACTACACAGAGGTAGGTGGTTTACCTAACACGAAGCAGACTGGCACAAGTCCAAGTGGTGATATAATGTTTACCACAACTGGTGCAGGAAGTGGTGATTCGTATCAAATAGTTTTAACAATGACTAAGAAATATTAGAGTGAAATATGGCAACATCTGGAACAGTTGCATTTAGACCTAATGTTGAAGAGATAATAACTGAAGCATTCGAGAGATGTGGCATTGATACCCAAACTAGAACTGGAGATCATGCCAGGTCTGCTCGTAGAAGCATAAACTTATTATTCTCAGAATTTGCAAACAGAGGTATAAATTATTGGACTGTAACGCAAAACACTTTGACACTTGTCAATGGCACAACTAATTATACTCTGCCAGTAGGCACTATAGATATATTAGATGCGGTTATAAGAGATAGCAGTTCAGATACAGATCAAACGATAAATAGAATTACAATACAAGAATACAACCAATTACCAAATAAATCTAATGCTGGAAAGCCAAGTCAGTATATGCTTGATAGGCAATATACACCAGTAATTTATTTTTGGAGTGTACCAAATACATCAACATATTCTTTAGTATATTGGGCAATGAACCAACAAGAGGATGTAAACGCCTCAAATCAAGATACAGATATACCATATAGATGGAGTGATGCAATTTGTGCTGGACTATCTGCAAAATTAGCTATGAAGTATACACCAGAAAAATTTCAGATATTAAATGAGATGTACGAAAGAGCATTTAACTTTGCAGCATCAAGCGATAATGATGGTGTAAGTCTAAGAGTACAACCAACTGCATTGAATATGATATAATGGCAAGATACGCATCAGGTAAAAAATCAAAGGCAATAAGCGACATAACTGGTTTTAAAGTTAGATATACATCGCTTAAAACTACTTATGATGGATTGAGAGTAGAGCCAGAAGAATTTGATGTTAAGCACCCACAATTAACTCCAGCTAAAAATGTCTTTGATGCAACTGCTTTATTCCAACCACGACCTGATAATGCACAAGAGAACGTAAAATTATTTTTAGGATTTACTCAAGATATATTTGCAAGTAAAGTTGATAAATCACAAAAAGGCATAGGCGTAAGAGCATCTGGAAGTGTTGCATTATTACCACGATCAAGTTTTAATTTTGGTAGTGATGTTGATGGAATAGCTGGAACTGGTGAATTAGGAACTATAAGTGTTGAAACAGAACAGATAATTAATGAGGAATCAGTTAGTGGTACAGGTGCAGTTGGTGTAGTTAATGCAATAAGTAATGCAATTACTGTAACAGTTTCATCTGTAGAGGGTGCAAATAAATACTTTATAGGTGGAGTGCAACAACCAACATTAGAATTAGCTGAAGGCAATACTTATGTATTTACATATCCATCAGCACACCCATTTAGATTTTCAACAACGTCTGATGGAACTCATAATAGTGGCTCTGAATATACAAGTGGTATAACTCACGATTCATCTACACAAACAACATTTGTTGTGCCTACTGGAGCACCACAATTATATTATTACTGTTCACAACATTCTGCTATGGGTGGAACTGCAAATACTCCAAGTGCTTCTGTAACAGTTGGATTAAGCATTATTGAAAGTGGTTTAGCAGGAACTGGAGCAATAGGTACCGCAACATTGCTTGCTAATCCAGTAGAAACTGGTGTAGCAGGAACTGGTGCTATTGGTGATGCTACAGATATTAAGCTAAGTGGTTGGGGTCAATCAACATGGGGTCAAGGTACATGGGGTGATGGATAATGAATTACACAGAGTTAAAAACCAATATACAAAATTTTATAGAAGATGATAGTACAGAGTTAACTACATCTATTGACGTTATAATACAACAAGCTGAAGAAATGATATTTCAAAGATTACCTAGCTTACCTTGTTTTAGGCAGATAAGAACAAATAATTTTGTTGTAGGTGAGGCTGACGTTGTTATTCCTAATGCTAGAATGATTAGACAATTTGGTGTAACTGATAGTAGTAGCAATGTATTCTTTCTTGATCATAGAATAGATAGTTATTTGCGAGATTACCACCCTAATGCAAGCACAACCTCTACACCTGAGATGTATGCCACTAAATCATCATCAACAAGTGGTGTTACATTGACAGTAGCACCTACCCCAAGTGCTACTTTAGCCTACCAAGTTGATTTTATTGCGCCTGTCGCAGGGTTATCCTCCAGCAATACAACAACTTGGTTAGGCGATAATGCAGAAACTGTGCTTCTGGCTGCAGCAATGTATGAAGTTTCTGCTTTCCTAAAAGCACCAGAAACGCTACAATTGTACAAAGCTCAATTTGATGAAGCTATTGCATTGTTTCAACAAGAGATGGGAAGAAATTACACAGCAGAATATAACGCAGGAATATAAGGAGAATTAAATGTCAATAGCTCAAGCAATGTGTACATCATTTAAAGCAGAAATATTAGATGAACAACACGATTTAATAGCAGATACTTTAAAAATAGCACTTTATACCAGTTCAGCTAGTTTAGGTGCAGGAACGACTGCATACTCAACAAGCAATGAAATAAGTGGCACTGGATATACTGCTGGTGGTGAAACATTAGGAAGTAAAGCAATTACAACTCATGGCACATCTGTTTGTTTTGATTTTGCTGACCCAACATGGACAAGTGCAACCTTTACTGCAAATGGTGCATTAATTTATAATGATACAAATGGTGATAAAGCAATAGCAGTTTTGTCTTTTGGTGGTGACTTCACAGTAACTGGTGGTACATTTCAGATAGTTTTACCAGCAGCAGGAACTAGTGGTATAATTAGAATAGATTAGGAGTTAAATAAATGGCTAGTTATGTAAATAATCTTAGATTACTAGAAATAGCACAAGGTGATGAAAGTGGAACTTGGGGTACAAAAACAAACACCAATTTAGAACTTATTGGTGAAGCATTAGGATTTGGAACAGAGGCGTTGTCAGATGCATCAACGCATTTAACTACAGTTCTTGATGGTGGTGCAGATCCAGCCAGAGGAATATATCAAATATATACTGGATCACTTAGCCAAGCGTGTACAATAACAATAGCTCCAGATGACATGAAAAGAGTCCATATTATTAAAAATGGCACAAGTGGATCGCAAAACATACTTATAAAACAAGGATCAGGTGGTGGAGCAGCAGTTACCATTCCTCCAGGAGATACAAAAGTTGTTTCATTAGATGGTGGTGGCAGTAGTGCAATAGTCACAGATGTATTTGCATCATTAAGTGTGGTTGATTTAAAAGTACAAGATGATTTAACTTTGAGTTCAGATAGTGCAGTTGTAACTTTTGGTGCAGATGGAGACACTACATTAACACATACAGATGGCACTGGACTTACACTTAATAGCACTAATAAACTAACATTTGGTGATGCCGCTAGTTTTGTTCATCAAAGTTCTGATGGTGTTTTAACAGTTGCTGGGGAAGCAACTATAGCATTAACTGCATCTACAGCAGTCACAGTAAGCCACGACCTTAAATTAAACACAGATGGTGCTATTTTAGGCTTTGGTGTCGATAATGATGCTACACTTACGCATGTAAATGATGGTGGACTTATACTTGGTGGCACAACACCAACACTAACAATAGGTGATGCTGGAGAAGAAGATACAAAAATAGTGTTTGATGGTAATGCTCAAGACTTTTATGTTGGACTTGACGATAGTGCAGATGACCTTGTCATAGGTAAAGGCTCTGCTGTAGGCACAACTCCAGCATTATCAATAGATGAAAATTTACTAGTGACCATATCAGATGATATATTAGTTACAGATAGGGCATATGGTGGAGCTTTAATTGCAGAAAATGATGGTAGCTTTGATCTAGCAGAGGGTAATGATTTTAGTTGTGCTACTGCAGGCAGTACAGAGATAACATTTACTAATGCTAAAGCTGGGCAATCTGGTAATATTAAATTTGTACAGAGTGGAGGGCATACAGTAACTGCAAATGCACTTGTAGCCATTAATGCAGATGCTTTAAGTACATTAGCGACAACTGGCACATATCACTTAGCTTATTTTTGCACAGCAGATAGTGGTAACGATACAATATTAGTTTCAGTATCAGGTATATTAACATAAGGTTGACCTATGACTATAATAAAAGCAAATGGTGCAGGTAATCAAAGTACAGATTTCTACAATGGTGTCGCTACACAGTCATTAAGGTTTGATGATGGCAGTGATATGCGATTAACTAGAAGTCCATCTTCTGCAACAAACCAAAAAAAATACACTTTCAGTTGTTGGGTTAAACGAAGCAATCTTGGTACTAATTCTCCAACTATT